TAAATTGTTTTTAATTTACTACTCATAGTGAGTTTATTTTGTTTAATAATAATTCTTCGGGAGAAAACTCTTTGGTTTTCTTTAATTCCTCATAGAATTTTTCATACCCCATATCGGCGGCATCTTTATCTTTAAGATACATCATTTTTACATGAATACCTTGTTTTCTAAAATATTCGGCAGCTTTAAGTGCCTCATTAATTGCATCGTTGTCCAATGAAATAATAATATCGGTAATTCCACTCATAAAGATTTTTTCAACCAATATTCTTGATGGAAACTTACCTAATAACGGAATTGCATTCCTTTTAATTGTGATTGCATCAAATACACCCTCACATAGTATAATCGGTTCGTTCCAGTTTACTTGGGAGTCAAAACATATTACATTTTTACTGATTGGAGGATTTTTGTATTTCATTTTGTTCTCTGGATAGTATGAACGAGAAACAAAGTAATTTAATGTACCATCGGAATTGTATGATGGTATAATTACTCGTTGACCATACAACCCTTCTTTACAATATCCTATGTTATATTTGATTATATCTTTAATACCTATTCCTCTTTGAGTAAGGTAATGTATTGCGTGTTTATATTCTGGATTAAACCCTTTAGGAACCTCACTAAGACTAATAAATTCTTTTGGTAGGGAAATGAACACCTTTGTATCGGCATCCTCTAAAAGTGGGTTATAATTGCTGTCTCCGTATATCTCTCTAATAACCGAAATAACCTTTCTATCAACATCTAACTTTTTTAATAATGAGGTCAATTTCTTACCACCACTATTGCAAGTCCAACAATGCCACTTTTGGGTTTCCGTATTAACTTGTAATTTTTGTTTATGGTGATTACAGAAAGGACAGTAAAATGCCAACTCATTTCCTTTAAGAGTGAGATGACTACCTAAGACACCGGTTAGAGTAGATACGACTATATTCTTATCATTTTGCTTCAACACGACTTAAATATACGACAAATATTTGATATTTCCAAATATTTTAAGGTCTATTTTCCTCTAAAAACCATTCATTTGGGATGATTTTGTCTGCATACTTATATCCGTTCTTTTCACACCAATCCCCATAGGTTGTTTTTGAATTTTTGGTGATTTTGTTCTTTGAATTGGAAAATACGAATCTGATGTCCATATTTGGGTTTTGTTCTTTAACCAATAAGTGCTTCTTACGGTCAGCTGCCACAAACCTACCCTTTGTCTCTATTCTAATACCATTGGGTAATTTGAAATCGGGGTGATAGTGGTGAACGGATGCAGGAATTATGTATGGAACTTTTTCAGTTTCATATTCTACTTTAATTCCTTGAGATTCTATTTGTTGAGATATGGTTTCTTCTAAACCAGACTTAAACCCATATTTTTGTGCAACCCATTTTGGATTGTTCTTTTTTGTAACTTTTTTAGCCATTAAATTTATTTTGTCCTATCGTTTTTGCCATAAGGCTTAACATCGGTATATCCATTTTTTAAATATGAACTACCACCACCAATTTGTCCACCCGCTATACCATATCTACTTTTAGCTGGTGTAATTGCTTCAAATGTTGCAATAGCTTTATCATCTGCAGATTTTGTTCCAGAAAAATCAATACCTACCGAATATTTTGTTTTATCTTTTGCTTTATTTGCGTCTACTAAATCCGCTGCAGGTTTTCCTTCTTGCCAATCACCTGACTTTTGTTCTTTGTATAATTCTAAAATAGTTTTAGCCATATCATTTGTTTTTGTATATAAATATAAGATTATGTATCAAATCGTACAATAAAATTCACAGGAATATCTGGTTCGGACTTAATTGGTTGTGGTAACTTAGCCACTGCAACCAAATCACAATTATCATCGTATAAACCAATTGTTGTAATAAATGGTGTTAAGAATGAACCAGTTGAATCAACCGAACCACTTAAATCGTAATGTTCAAATCCTGCCTTTTTAGTTCCTATCGAACCGGTATATCCATAATCTAATATATTACCATTTTCTAATGTGGATTTTTTACGAATATATTTTGCTCCTGGATTAGTTGTTGTTTTGTAAATTTTACCATCTGACCCCGTTACGAATCCTGTTTCTTTTCCAATCTCAACAATTGCCGATGGATTTTGTGATACATTGAATTCATCTTCATTTACAATTAAAAGATATTCATTTTCATAAATCGTTTTTGTTGATTTATAAGTTATTTCCCAATCATTTTTTAATAAGTCTGCCGAATTTCTTGTTAAGACCACCAATCCTTGATTGTAAAAAACATTTCCCATCTTAATACCCTGTGATTCTTCCGGCAAAAATGGTATATCTTCGACTATCACAACACTGGTTTCAATATCCATCGATACTATTTCCAATTGATACCAATCACCATCATAAGACATTGATAGTATATTATTTTCTATATCAAATGTATACGGGTCTTCTTCTAATAATGAACCAGAATATATGTAATTCGATAAATCTGAAAAATTTATTAATTGATTTTGTATATCGATTTTACCCAATCGTATTGAATCTCTGTTATCTTGTATATTACCAAATGAATCATCAAAGTATGAAATTTCATTTAATTGATTTAGATTATCTTTTAAAATAACAGAACCCTTTTTAATTCCTTCACCAACATAAACATTTGGAATTGATATTACTTTTGCACTTCCACTTAAAAATCTTTCCTTAGATAAAAGTGCATCTGTATATGATTTTGTTTTATGTCCTGTTCTTAATAATGGGTTATCTTCTTGTCCATTATAAAATTGTGCTCTAAGTTGTCCGAATATAGAATTTTTTGGATATAATCCTGATAAGTCTGTTAATTTATCATTGGCTTCTAACAATGAAATTTTTGGTTCGGCAATACCTGCAGACCCACTAAAATTCCATTCTTTATAAGCCTTAAACGGCCTTATACTAATATCCGACTTTGGTATTCTTTTTAACATATCTAATATAAATATCTTAAAACTAAAAACCCACCAAATTAAGGTGGGCCATAGTTTTTATTTTATTCTCCGATTAGAAGTCTAATTTAACTTTGATTGCAATCTCCTTATCAAATGATTTTTCAATTGGTTTAGAAGTTTTTGCTACTGCTAATAATTCGTTTGCATCATCATATAAACCAACCGTTGTAATATAAACATGCGGGTCTCTTTCAAATAGTGGTTGAACAAATGCACCAACCGAACCAGTTATAAATGTTGGATTATTTGAGAAATTAAATTCTCTATTATTTGCTCTTACGAAATAATGAGATGTTGAAACGTTTTCAGTTCTTCTCACTTGGAAATCTGCACCACCACTAATTGCCATCAATAATGCTACTGAACCTGAGTTATTACCATTGTTTTGGTGATATGTAGAAGTAATTGAATTATACGCTGGAGCCAATTTAATATCTACCGATGAACTTAATGCTGCCGGGTTTAATAATATGATTCCCATATCTGGATAGAATAAACCATATCCTTGTCCGTTTGGTGCAGTATAGTTTGCAATTGATGCAGTTAATGCTGAACCGATATTTAATGAACCACTTACTAAATTATAAACTCTACCCGCGGTTGTTACATTTTCATCACTTCCACCACTATCATCAATTAAAGTAATACTTCTAACTGAACCCGATAAATCTATTGAGATATTTCCTGGGTCTAATCTTTCTTTGTATCTTGCTCTATTTACATTGATTGCGTAGAATGATGTCATATTAGTTCCACCTGCAACTATACCCGCTGCAGAACTACTTAAATATACACTAAAATAATTATCGGAACTATCCAATAATACATTCTTATATTGATTATAAGTTGCCTTTGTTGGTAAAGTTGAATCATCATTTTGACTTATAGTTGGTGCACCAAATCCTTCCGAATCACCATATGCAATTGAGAATTGAACTTCAGCTGCACCGGCCGATACTAATCCATTGTATACATCTAAATAATATTTACCACTTGTAGATGCAACTTGTGTAGACGATGTATAGTTAGCTTTAACATCTAATGAACCGGTATCACCACTCCATATTCCAGAAGTTACGATTTCAGTTCTATTAGTTACTTTGTCAATTGTACCAAATTTTTTGTAGATACCATTTGTAATTGTTGTGATATCTGAACTGATTTGTTCACCAGTTCCTAAAAATTGGTTTACGATTCTAACTAATTCGTTAGTATCTACTGGAGTGCCTGCGGTGTTTGCTGCACCGGCTAAGTAATTTGATATATTACTTGCTAATAGGGCTCCTCTACTGTCTCTTATTAATGCCATAGTATTTTATTATTGAACGTAAGTTACTGTGATTGGAATAGTTT